TTGTATGGTTTTAAATCTAAATTATTATTGCTTACTTTTATCACTCAGTTCCCCCGCTATTGCTGAATACCCTACCATGTCTACGTATGTATCTTTGGAAGGTTGACCAGACTTTAATCTTGCTACCTTTAACAGTAACATTAAGATGGAAACATCGTGTGCTGAAACTTTAGTATCTAAATATGCTGACCATAAACCTGCGATGTTTTCATGATTATCTTTTTTATTTCCGTACTCTTTTTCTCTTGGCCCTTTTAAGATTTTCAAGGCTTGTCTTAAGTTTTCTTCTATATTTATTACCATAAAATTTCTCCATTAGTTTGTAAATTTCTTTACGTGTTCTTGCTTCATCTAAGTCTGCTAACTCACAGACAAACGCAAAGTCATTACCTTTTGTTGTATCATTTAACCACTCCCATGCAGTTAAATGTGATCGCTTGTCGTCTTTTCCTTTGCCTTCGTAAATTAAATCTTGTAAGACTTGATCAATAACGGCACGCCAGAGTCGGACGGTGTTGACTTGATCCGCCCAACGTTCATCAACGTCTTTGGCAGAAAAGTAATTTGGTCGCTTCACTATTCATCGGCTTTCGTGCTATCAGAAAACTTGGCTAGAGTTTTCCATGCACCCTCGTTAGTGTATATGGAGCCTAAGAAGCCTAAACCTTTTTCCATTTCTGGTTGTAAAGAATGTTGAGCATGCATCGTATCATGTACAATACCCTTTACATCTATGTTTTGTTTATACTTTAACCATGACACATCATATGATTGATTTTGTGCCACCTTTACAATCTGTTTATCTTCTAGTAAATCTCGAACCCAGTCCCACGCTTTAGTTTCATCATCATTCTTCCAGTATCCGTATGTGAATGGAACTACAATGGCATGAGTCGGAGAGGGGGCAAACCCAATACAAGTTATTCGCCCGCCTGCTGTTTCAATGTCAAATGACAAAGGTTGTTTTGCGTTATCCTTCTTTATGAAGTCTTCTTTAAATTTATCTAAGTCGTTTATACTCGGTTCGATCCAGAGTTCTCTTTCTATATTTACTATGTCTGTTGTTTCTGATTCTTGTAATGCTTTTTTGAAATCTGAATACATGATAGATCTCAATGCGTAATTTCTAGCGACACTCGACAGGGCATAAGAGGGAACTATTTTTATATCATCATTGATGTGCGAGGTGTTAGAGGAGATGAGCGCCCCTCTATAAGTTCCAATCTTATCATACCCTGTGAATGCCCACAATGATACTGCCCCCAGTGCTAATATAACATTAGGTTTAATATCATTGATCTCCTTGTACAGCCTCTCCAGATGTGGTTGCGCCTCCTGTTTGAGAAACCCTAGCGTCGAGGACGGATAGGATGTTCGCCACTCTGTACCTTTGCACAAAGCCTTGTATTCACTCCTCTTGTGAAAAAAGTTTTGTAAGTTTTCCTGTGCCGGTCGTCTTTGAAAGACGTGGGTGAGCATGCAATCTTCTAGCTTTATCCCTGCTAGTTTACAAACTTTGCCAAGAATATAATCCCCGGCAAGCATCTTGTTCAATCGTACTTCAGTCACGGTCGGGTAGTCCATGACTATCGCAATCCTTGCCCCCTCAGTAAGTTGCGATGCTACGTTTTTATTTACTGCATACTCACCCATCTGTCTATGCCGCCTTGTTAATTATTCGTTTAACAGACGCTTGCAGGATGTCTTTATTCCTGCCTACCATCTCGTGCTTTACCACACCAGAGAAAGTTTGACCGATGCTTTGCTCTAGCATTTCGCCAAAGCTAGCGCCACTCAAACTCAAGGTGTTGGTTAAGAACTTCTTGATTGAGATGACAGGATTCCCTTGCCCCATTGCACGGGATGTCGCCCAGAACTCTAGTCTGGTAGGTTCACAGTGATCTAAGTCACCGTCCGTAATCTCAGATTCCAAGACAGCATTTGCCTTGACGTTGAGTCTTACGATTTCGTTTTGGTTTTCACCAACTTTATCCGAACGATACGAGGTGATCACAAAGTCATAGCTACCTTCTGGTAGCACTATGGATTCCTGTACGTCATCCGGGTTCATCGATAAAAAGTCTTGAATATCAGCCATTAATTACCTCCTTTTAGGTTTACTACATTGTCAGCCGACAATTTTTTGCGTGCATTTTGTTGTATTGCACTGAACAGTTTAGCTAGATCCAACTCAGTTTGTTGACCAATAAGACTTGGTGCAGTAACTTTGAGATCCATTCTATGATCAGATACAGTACGTAATGTACGCTCGGTTCCTTTGCTAGAAGAACGTGTATCAATTCTGCATACACAGTTGAAGTATCTTCCTAGCTTTGTAGATAGTTTAGAACCTACGCTAGTTGGGTATGCTTTGGACACTCCCAAGTCTCCTTCCATGTATTGCATGTGCGTTGTAACAACAACGTTACAAGGCGTTTCCGATCCTGTAATGTACTGTATGATATGTTGCACATCACGAGCCGCCGTTCCCCATTCGGGTTGCGAGGCTTGATCTGTAGATTTCTTATTGTTAAAAACAAGAGCCGCACGAAGTGCCGCCTCACCCATTAACGTTAAGCTATCAATAACTAACACATCTTTGTTAGTCCATTTAGATACAGGGCCGAACTCTTCGTCGCCATCTTTCCAGTTGGAAATCAAAGCTGCCCCCTTACGAAATGCCTCCGCTTTACCCATAGGATCTTTCAACGTTACATAAGAAACGTTGTTGACACCTGTGTCCGTTAGGAACTCGGGTAAAATGTCTAAGCCGTTGTCGTAATCTAAGATACGTAACTTGTATCCTGCATTTGCAAGGGTGGCTAATGAAGCCGTTTTCCCAGAGCCACTATCTCCTACGAGTAGTAGCTTGGTTACATCTACTGATGTATGATTCTTTATACTTGCCATGTTTATCTCCTGTATTTTGTAATATTATCATAATTAAAATTTTTGTCAACACTTATTTTTTACCAAACAATTCTTTTGCGTCAATGATCTCGCCTTCACGAACGAGGTCATTATGTAATGACACTTCAAAGTCTTCATTCAGTATAGTCATACGATGATCGGGTGATTCAGAACACATCTCTCTAAACTTACATCCACCATAATTTCCACACGATGTAAAGTTAGCTGGGTAGTATTCATGTTCATGGTATGTGTCGGACACATTTAAATTGTACGCTGTGTCATGGTACCACTCATCAATAGATAAGTTAGATACATTAAATACTGCACGATTGAATCTACAAAAATGCACACCTGTTTGTACTGCATCAATAATAAATCCACGCACTGGTAAATCTAATATGTGACGCGCCGCCCATAGGTACGCATACACTTGATTGTTTGGTTGGTACATTCTAAAATACATTTCAGATAAAGATGCCTTTGTTGTTTTGGTATCACATAAATACAAGCCACCTTCAAACTCTACAATCTTATCTATCCTGCCAGAAAATCTTTTACCTGTCTCACCAAAAGGTACTTCAAATCTTTTCTCAAGACACGGCTCGCCATCTGGCATGGCCGCAATCTTAATGTTATCATCCCAGTATTCTTCTACGCGCCACACGATTGCACGAAGGGTAGCTTCTAATCCTCTCGCTTTATCTTCTGCTTGTGCAAGATCTGGGCCGTATGTTTTTAAAGTATATGTAATAGCTTCACGCATTGTCTCTTGTTTATCTTTACCATGAAACCTGCCCCTATCCAGTATCTCGTATGCGTCATGCACTGCGGAACCAAAGCCCGTGACCGTACCATAACTCTTTAACTTATACCCGCGTAGGTTTGTTAGATTATATAAACGAGGACACGCCAAGAAAGTTGAAAGGCTTGACGTATCCCACACCACTTGTTTTGGTTTATCGTTTACATAAATATACTTAGGTACTTTATCTGGCTTAGACATCTTTAACTAACACATCGAGTATGCTCCCCTCAGTAACGGGTTTTGTTTTTGTTCTCGCTGTCTTACCTGTAATTCTTTTACCAGATTTTTCCGCGGCTCTAATATTCTCACGAGTTGCTTTTAAATACGCAATGATTGTATCTATGTCTTGTTGATTCTCGGCCAACTCTAACGGATCTTTTTCTAAAAGTT